CCTGCAGCAGATAGGGCTAAAAAGTTTCCATCATTTTCATAAACTGCATGAACCCCGACGAAGCGCTGATCACTTTCGGTAAGTATTGGCAGTACAGGCCAGTCAGCAGGACGAACGTAAGGCGTAAGCGGTGCAGGTGTAAATGAACTACCACCAAACTTTCTACCCGAGAACCCAACCTCAGAGAATTTGCGGATACTCATTAGCTTATCTCCGAACCAAACAGGCTAAAGGAAACATCTGCAGTACCTGCATAAACGCTGACTACGTCTGTAGTTGCAAGTGAGATACCTAGTGTGAGGAATGCTGATTCATACTGTGCAACAGGCACGTCATAGACGATGTAATGCTGGTTAGCAATTGCTGCACCTGCTGGACGAACAGCTACACGCACAGTGGTTGATACCCCCCGATTCGCTATCGCCAGCGTGCTGCATACCGATGAGGTAGATGCAGGCACTGTGTAGAGCGTTGTCAGGGTAGTTGCTGCAGGAGCCTGCTGGCCCAAGACTTTGTAAGCTGATGCCATGTTAGGCTCCCATCATTAAAAATGTTTGTTCGTAGCCAGAGCTACCGCCTGAGATAACCAAGTCTGTATTACCTAGTAATGTTTGGCCATTAACTGTACGAATGTTAGTACCACTTACTAAAGTAGCTTGGTAGTCAGTACGTACTGGAGTATCTAAAACCTTCCAGTTTGTACCAGTAAATAGTAGCTCTACATAGGCTCCACTAATATTTATTGACATACTAGTAGGGTCGGATTCAATAGTTTTTCCACCTGCTACAGCAATAATTACTGGATTAATACTACACATATTAGTAGTATCCAGTATACCAACTTTATCACCTTCTGCGGGAGCACTAGGTAATGTAACTGTAAAACCTGCTGCTGTTGAGTTAGTTAATACTAAATCATTAACTAGTGCAGTATAATTAGCTATCTTAACTGGTGTAGGTGCTAAACCACCAACAATCTCTAAGTCGCCAGCACCTAATATAGAGCTTCCGTTAATAGACTTAATATTATTTGCTGAAACTAATACATCTTGCTTGCCTGATAAGTCCTGATCACCAGTATTACTACCACTTAAAGTAGTAATACCTAGTTTAGTCTTAATAGTAGATGTAGTTTCATCGCCAGTATTACTACCACTAAATGCTAGGTTAGGAACATTACCTAATCCTACATCTGCATTAGTTAGTACCACAGCTCCAATTCTACCTGCTACACTGGATACTGATTCTGTACTATCAATTTTATCCCAGGTAGTACCATTATAAATAATGGAATCATTTACATCATATGTAATAGAACTAACAGTACCAGCTACACTAACTTTATAATAATCCCCAGTAGCAGGAGTACTAGGGTATGTACCTGTACCTGCAGACCAAGAACCTCTATATATTAGGGATCCTGTTATTGAAGCCGCTGCTTGTTGTGCCCAATATTTAGCAGAATACTCACCCGCAGATACTGGAGTAACTAATTGAGTAGCCCAGTTTTGCGCTAGAGTTGCTGAGGTAGCTGAATTAGTTTCTGAGGTTACAGCGTTAGCAGCACTTGTAGATGCTTCACCTGCTTTAGTTGTTGCTATGCCTGCTGAAGCTAAAGCATTAGCAGCACTTGTAGATGCTTCACCAGCTTTAGTTGTTGCTAGGCCTTCTGAAGCTAAAGCATTAGTAGCACTTGTACTTGCTTCGCCAGCTTTAGTTGTTGCTATACCTGCTGAAGTACTCGCATTAGTAGCACTTGTTGATGCTTCTCCTGCTTTAGTTGTCGCTGTACCTGCAGAAGTATTAGCATTAGTAGCACTTGTAGCTGCTTCACCGGCTTTAGTTGTTGCTATGCCTGCTGAAGTATTGGCGTTAGTAGCGCTTGTAGCTGCTTCACCAGCTTTAGTTGTTGCAGTATCGGCAGAAGCTGCTGCTTCACTTTCTGCTGCATTAACAGCAGCAATAGAACCATATATTGCTAGTGCATCAGATAAAGTAGTAGCAGCATTAGTAGCTGATGTAGCTGCTTCACCTGCTTTAGTTGTTGCTATGCTAGCTGAAGTATTGGCGTTAGTAGCGCTTGTAGCTGCTTCACCAGCTTTAGTTGTTGCTATACCTGCTTGAGTAGTTGCTGTGTCTGCTGAAGTATTAGCATTAGTAGCGCTTGTACTCGCTTCGCCTGCTTGAGTAGTTGCAATACCTGCTTGAGTAGTTGCTGTACCTGCTGAAGTACTAGCATTAGTAGCTGATGTAGCTGCTTCACTAGCTTTAGTAGTAGCAATACCTGCTTGAGTTGTAGCAGTGATAGCGCTAGTAGAGGCACTACTTGCGGAAGCTGTTGCACTTGCAGCAGGGGCGTCCCATGTAGCACCATTATAAAATTTTACTTGTTGACTAACTGAGTTATAGTATACAGTTCCTGCAATTAATGCATTGCCGTCGTTGTCCAGGCTAGGGTCTGCTGTCTTACTACCTAGAAACCTATCATCAAATGTATCAAATATTAAGTTTACTGCTGTTAAGCTAGCTGCCGCACTAGTAGCAGAAGTATCTGCTTCACCTGCTTTAGTTGTTGCTGTGGTAGCCGAAATATTGGCATTAGTAGCACTTGTACTTGCTTCACCGGCTTTAGTTGTTGCTATGTCTGCCTGAGTAGTAGCTGTAGTAGCACTTGTAGCTGCTTCACCAGCTTTAGCTGTTGCTGTAGATGCCGAAGTATTAGCATTAGTAGCACTTGTACTTGCTTCACCAGCTTTAGTTGTTGCTGTAGATGCCGAAGCTGCTGCAGACTCCACACTAGCGTCTAAAACAACTAATCCTTCTGATACACTAATTACTTCATTAACTGTAGCTAGTTCATTCAGTTTATCTATATAGTTAGTTTGACCGTAGTAAAAATTTGTTGCCATTCTATATTTCCTCTATATCTATACTACTACTATACATATCAAATATAGGGTTTGATATACCTGCGAGTTGGGATAGTTTACCATAAATTTGATGAGACTGTTCTTTAGTAGAATCTGCATCATTTGGGAATAAACTAATAAATAAAGGTTTTGGTATTCCATTACCTTTTAAAATACCTGTTAAATTAAGTCTATCTCCTTGAGTTAGATACTTAAGATCAAAAGTCATAGTATTAAATCTAATACCCCTATTAGTAGCTAGATCTCCTGACTCTGTTCTTTGGTGCTCACTTAAGTCTTTAATAGTTGTTGATAACCCAAAAGATGTATTATATATTGGAGACCAATATGCCCCTAATATAATTCTAGATGCCTCTATATAGCTCGATGAGTTACTGGGGTCTTTTATAGTAATAACTATAGAATCTAGTGCAGTATTACCAGTACTAAACCATACTCTACCATAGGTTCCTCCACCGTATGAATAGCTATTTACTCCTAAAGGCTGCATGCCCCAGTCCCATAAACCAAATGCAGGATATGGACATGCTGGAATATCTACATCGGTAAACTTAACTACTCCAGCTAAACTACCTGTAACTGATATAGTAGCTACTGGGGATAAATTACAAAAAGGTAGTATTAATCCCCCTACTATAGAGCTAGTAAAACTAATTGTAAGGGTTTCAAGTTCTTTGCCTGTGGACCTCCATACTTTAGATTTTGTATCGGCTTTTAAATTAGCTACTGTAGTATTAGCACTAGCAGTACTAGAGGCAGTTATAGTAGTACTAGTACTGTCTATAATATTTTGGTATATTATTCTTAGATTATTTGACATATATTTTCCTACACCTTATAAAACTTTTTCTATTATACCACTTAAGCTACCTAGGGGCAAGTATAAAATTTTTATACTTGCTGTTGTGCATCTCTTTCTACTGCTGTTTGTATATATAAACTATATAATATAGTGTATAACTCTGCATGTGTTATACTAGTACCTGTAGGTATATTAGTTACTGTATCTAATATAGGTATTACACCACTAGGATCAAAATCTTTTATACAATTAGATTCTTTTAACACAATAGTATCTGTACCTAATATTGCAATAGTTTCTTCTATAAATATTATACTTTTTTTATTATTTAACATACGAGTATAATCAGTAATAATACCTTCTAGTGGATTATGTATTATTACTGTTTTTGCTCTGGTATAGCTTTCACCAGATAAGGTTTGTTCTTTATAGTTCATTTGAATAACTTCCTTTTAAATGCTTAACTTCAAGGTCTAACTCCTGAATAGCCCTTACTAAATAAGGTATAATATCTATTTTGTTTAATAAATAGGTATCATTAACTTCTTCAACTACATTAGGTAGAATTTTTTGTATATCTTGAGCGTATATACCTACTTCTACTCTATCTTTAATCTTTTCATATCCAGGAGTACCAGGTTTCCAGGTATAGTAAACTACACTAATTTTATTTATAGTATCTAGTGCATTTAGGTATAATCCTATATGGTTTTTTAATCTTTTATCAGACTGGGTATTTGGAGCTAACCAGTATGCTACACTATTTTTATAATATACAAAGTTGGAATCCTCCTGTACTGCAGCATTATTAACGCCACATTTAAGACTAGCATAGGTAGGATTATCTACTATACCAGAGGAGGATGCATATCCATATATAGTACCTGTTACAGTTAAGTTACCAGAAATATATACTCCTGTACCCCCACTAAAGTATCCAGAATAAGAAGATGAAGATGTACCAACTATACCATACCCTGCAGTACTATGCCCATGTATACTTGTTGAGGCCGAAGACATATTGCCGACAATTCCGCTCATAGTACCATCTGGGCTACCTGATACAGATATACCAGAACCATAAGTAGAAGTACTAGGTATAAATACGTTAACACCAAAATTATTTTGAAGACCTGTTACAGCACCAACGAATAAAGCTGACCCTTGATAACTATTAGAATTGCCAGTAATTATTACTTTACCCCGTATATCTAAGTTACCTGAGCCGGATATATCTGTACCAGATATACTACCTCCAGATATACTACTGGCACTTATAGTGCTAGCTGTTATACTGCCTGCAGTTACTGCTCCTAGAGTAGCACTAATGGCGGATAAACTACCTACCTTCAGGTTACTAAGATAGGGATTATTCCATGTAATAGTATTAGTTTGTGCGTTATATATTCCATCAGATTGATACATATAGTACCCAGTAGATAATGTACTAGTTGCTGTAAATGACCACCCACCTGGTGGATTATCCCCACTACTAGTTGGCGGTCCTGGTGGAGTACTACTAGTAGTTACATAATACGCAGTTCTATGTGAAGCACCTTGTGGACCAATTGACCCATCATTACGATATCCTATAGTATTACTTATAGCATTAGACCAATTTTCAGTAGTGGATACACTACCAGAAGTAACTTCTTTGATAGTTAAAGTAATTTGATATAAAGTATAACCTGTACCAGGTGCAGCAGCTGCAGCGGATACCCAGCCAGAAGGGTATACAGCTGAAAAACTACTAGTACTCCACGTATATGTAATAGCTTGGGAATGTGCAGGTTTACCAGTATTAGACCAAGCATACGCACTTATAATAGCGGTACGTAGTGCAGCAGCTCCTGTATCGCCAACTTTAGTTACTACAATAGGTACTACTAATGTAGTAGTTACTGCAGGGGTACCGGAAGTAACACTTAAAGAAACTTTTGTATCTGTAGTAGAATGTGTACCTGCGGCAGTAGGAGTAAATGTAGAAGTAGTACTAGTTCCTGATAGTACTCCTACAGCACTCCAAGAATAGGTGTTAATAGTTACAGCTACTCCGTCTTGTTTTAGAGTACAACTAAAAGCTGTCTGTGCTGGTGTTGGTGTAGTTCCTAAAGCATTATACCCTATAGTACGTACTCCACCAGATACCTCTAATACTAAAGGTCCAGCTCCTTGTTTAGTAGCTGTAATAGGTATAGTTTCTACAATAGTTGTCCCATCGACTACTATTGTTAGTGTTACTTTTGTATCTGCGGCGCTACTATAGATACCTGCCATAGTAGGGGTAAAAGTAGCACTAGTGCTAGTACCAGATAAATTACCACTAGCGCTCCAAGCATATGAAGTAATATTAGTTACCTGTTCTCCATCCTGGTATACGGAACAAGAAAAAGCTGTTTGTGCTGGTGTAGGTGTACTCCCAACTGCACTATACGTAATTGCACGAACTCCATTAAGAACATTAACTGTATATGCTGATGCGCCAACCGAACTATAACTAATACTATATGTTGCGATAGTATTAGTATATAAAGGTTCAGTAACAGTACATCTATAGGAGATATAGGAACCACCACCAATAGCTGTAGTAAATGCATCGTTAGTAATAACTACACTTTCACCAGAAGCTAAAGGTATCCAAGTATTTGGAGCAGAAGATAAAGCATATTCCCATGTTTTAATAGCAGAAGTTCTACCTGGGGTAGGACACGCTAGGGATATTGAAGAAGGTGTAGTAGTCGTACCCTTTGTACTAAAACTACTGCTACTTGCTGCAATTATTGTCTCCGCAGATATTATCCGTATTGTAGAAGCTTGTAAAGCTACATCTCTATCATTTATAACTATAGCCATTATACTAGTACCTCTACTTGAATTGTGGATGTTAACCAATCAGGAGTTAACCCTATTATCTGACCAAGCTTACCTTCTGCTAAATTAAACCTAGTACTAGTTAGCAAAACTTGTTGCCCTAACTTTAAAGATAATAACTTAGAAGTACCTGTAAAACTGTATGTAAATCTAGGTACTTTGAAAAAGTCTGTTAAGCGTAATGCTTCAGCATCTGCATCACTACCTACAATTAAGGCAGTATCTTTCTGCTCTGGTAGTACATTAATTCTATATACATTTTTTAAATTACTGTCTACATTAGTTTTACTATACCATTCGGTTCCATACATAGTCTTGTGTTCTTCCGGTATAGAAGTTAGTAATCCAGTCTGTATAGTCCAATCTTTACAATAACCTAATTTAATAGCAGGACGTACTGGTAGTTTACCTGTCATTGATAGACTATGATGTATCATATCTGAATCTGTTATATCTACAACGGCATCATCTGTGGGTACTCCTACTACCAATAACTGTAACTTACCCTTACGTGTTATATATAGTTGTGCACCTACACTATTTGCAATAGTATTACATACATCTAGTATATTAGTTTTATCTGATATATAAGTGCCTATTGCTTGAGGGTATGTAGTATAAAACTTATAAAAGTTATCTTGGTCTATATCAGTTAATTCTAATCTAGACTCTGCTTTACCATACTGAGTACATATTAGCGCAATAGTACTTGCAATATTATTATCATAGGTTCCTAGGTTTAATACCGGTGTAGCTACATTACTAGGGAAGCTAATTGAGTTATTTACACCCTGTACAGAAGCAGTAAGTGTTCCCGCTACACTATTATTTAATGTAAAGGTACCATTATCTAGGTATGTTAGTACGGAGGGTACTAAGGTACTAACACTTACTACCCCACTATTAGATAAACTAATTGCTGAACCACCTATTGTAGCACTTACACTATACTGTGTAGTGCTGTACACATATTTTACATAATAAACTGTATTAGCAGTTAAGCCACCTACATTAGTAGAAAATATAATCTTCTTTCCTGCTAAAAGTCCCGTGGTAGAATTACTAGTAACTATATTGCTTAAAGTAATAGTAGCTGATGATACAGAAGGTATAGCTGCCACACCTGCAGTTAATGTAAGTACTGCTCCGCCTAAAGTACTAGAAATAGTAAATTCAAAAGGACTATATACATTCTTTATATAATAAGTAGTACCTGCAACTATACCGCCATATAGTGTACCATTAAATACAATAGGTGCATCTACTACAAAGTTCTTTGTACTGCTACAGGTTATAGCATTATTTCTAACAGTAGTTTTAGCCACATCTACTGTTATAGCTAAAGAGGAGTTAGTAGCTGTAGTAGTTAGTATACTACCTACTGATACTCCTGGAGTATAAATCGGTACACCATTATCTCTAATTTCAATAATACTTTCTGTAGCTCTATTAGTAGATAGTATTCTTCCAACTAGATCAGGATCATTATTAAGTGTAGTAGCTACAGCTGCTCCACCTACTGATAAGCTTATAGTAATAGTAGATAATATAGTATCAATAGTTTTAATATAGTATGTAGTATCTACAGTAATACCGGAAGAAGTTGTGCCTCCAAATACAATTTTATCGTTTACGCTAATACCGTATACTGAATCACAGTAAATTACTGTATCAATATATGTAACTCTTAAATGAATATAAGGGTCATTAACCATGTACTCTAGATTTGCTGGGTCTACTAGTAAAGGAGGTATATTAAATACTTCACCAAATACTAATGGTTTAATAGTATCTTTAGTATTTTGACCACCATTCCATGTACCATACGTACCAAGGGTATTTTCGGTTATTGGAGAGTTTAATCTCTCTAGTTTATCTCTAATTCGTAGGTCAAGAGTATCTCTACCCTTAGAGTCTATATCCTCAATAATACCATCAAATATAAGCTCAAAAGCTAGGTGAATATCTTCAAGTGTATTACATGCCCAGCTAGGGTCTCCTAGGTATATCTTAATCTCTCTATTATTCCATATATACTTTGAAGTATCTAACCAGCTATCTATTTCTCCATTATAGTTAGCTATAGATATATCTCCGGCTGATAAAGTAGCTCCACCATCTAATTGCAAACTTTCTGAGAAAGATAGTCCTCCAGTAATACTAGGCATATATGTAATAGTAGCGTCTCCACTAACATATCCGATATTTGATAAAAATATGTCTATATCAAAACCTAACTCTACATCGTAAACCTTTGCCTCTACTAAAAAACCTTTAATTGATGTAGGGCTTTCTAACCATGCTTGTGAATATGCCATCTTTACTCCTAAATATGCACTTTACTAATTATACTATACCTATAAAAATTAATCAAGTATAATTTTTATAGGTATATACACCCACTCTTTTTAAGGAGTGGGTGAAATACTTTAGGCTAACTTAACTTTATTACGTTGAGCCCATAATGCCTGAAGGCCTGCTTCTTCCGTAGCGTTAGCTACTTTATTAGCTCCTTTTATATTTGCATCGTAGTTTGTTGAAATTATGTGTCCTGTTTGTTCTTGTTGGTCTTTACGAAGTTCTGCAACTTCTTTTCTTAGATTTCTTATTTCTTCGATTAGTTCTTTATTGCTTAGTAATTGATTGCTTGCTGAATTGCTATAGACTCGGGTCGGTGTCTTGAAGTCGATCAGCTCGGGTCCTCTTTCTCCAACTAGGGAGAGGCCGTCTGCTAGACCACCAGCATAGTATCCTGGTATAGTAGCAGCACTAGGTACCCAGTTACTACCTGAAGGGATATAAGAACCAGTACCCATACCATCTGTACTATTAGTAGGTTTATTAGCACCTAGAGACCTTAGCCTTAAATACCCTTCTATACTCTGGTCGCCTTCTGTAGGGGTATTTGTTTTATTAATACCATTAAACGCTTTTAAAGCATTTTCAGATGCTATCCCCGGTAGCTGATTAGGGGCCCCCCAGGCACTAATATCTTGTGCTAATCCATCCCTATATACTGTATCTACTATAGTAGAAATAGCAGACGCCTTTTTTAGTAAATCTACACTAGAAGCATACGTTTTTAAATCCGCTTTTGTATATTTAATAGGTATATCGTAATCTGATACCTTTGAACCCATATTACTATATGTAAGCCATACGTTATCTTTATCTCCATTAGTAGCAAACTCTGCTAGTGTATTTCTTACCCCTTCTCCGCTGGATCTTAATGCTACTTTAAGCTCTGAAGCAGTTTTTAAGTCTCCGGTTTTAACCTTAGTTATTTCGTCTGTTGAAGGATCCCTATTAAGTACCTCTTTAAACGCTGATATAATATATGCAGTTTGACTAGAGACCACATCTGCTGGTTTATTTGCCTCTGTATCCATCCATGCTTTAACACCTGCTAGTGTCCATCTATCGGCCCCCTCGCCCTCTAAATGTTGCATTAGCATGGTTTTAGTTTCAGTATCACTCTTACGACCCCATTCGCTTAAGAATAGTTCTTCTAGCTTACCCTCATTACTTGCTTTTAAGGTAGTGCGTACATCAGCAATAGTGGCGTCTTTATCTACATCAATACGCTTTTTCCAGTAGTCTATATCTGTAGTAGTGGCGGCTCTATTAACTAAAGCAGTATACTGCTCATTAACTAACTCTGCAGTGGTTTTTACAGGTGTAGTTCCTCCGCCACCGCCACCGCCACCGCCACCGCCACCGCTGTGTGCAATACCTTCAGTACTATTTCTAATATTCTCTTTAATAGTATCAATGCTCATGCCCCCGGCAGCTTGTTCCATCCAGTAAGACTTACCAGCTACATCCGATGCTCTACCTAAGTAAGTATTATATGCTGATTCAATCTGCCCTTCAGTAGACCTACGCATATTATCCTTAATCTGGTCTAGTGTCTGATTACCACTTGTTAGCTCATTCATCCAGTATTCTTTTCCAGCAGCATCAGATGCTCTATTAAGAATACTTTTGTAAAGACTTTCAATTGTGGCAGATGCAGCACCAGAAGCATCTATACCACCGCCTCCTGGATCTTCCCCCCCTGTTCCAGAATCTTTTAGATCTTGAAGTGCTTTAAGAACATTAGCTTGTGCAGTCAGTAAGTCCGCGGTTAGTCCTTCAATAGTGTCTAAAGTTTCACCTACTCCTGTGAGTTCAGTTAACTGTTTCTCTGAATCGGACTGTTGGTTGATTAAACTAATTGAGGTTTCATCTAGTAGATCAAGTACTGAGTTAAAGTCTTGAGTATACTGTTCTGAACTTGCAAATAGTTCGCGGCTAGCGTCTAAGAAGGTATTAGTAACATCAGGTAGTTTACCTATTGCCTCATTGCGGGTAGCAATCTCAGCGTCTGTAACAGCAACTGCGGTAGCAGCAGCTTTAACTACATCCATCTGTCTCTTAGCTTCAGCGTATTTCTGCGAAGGATTTAGTGTTGATTTATCGCCCAGTAGTAGGCTATCTTTAGTATCTTGTAATGTTTTAATAAACTCTTTTAAAGAGCCTATATTTGAGTTTATTTTATCTTTTAGTTTATTTCTAATAGTCTGTTCATCTTGTAGTGCATATATATATTTCTGTCTTGGACGTAAAGATTCATCCATTGCAGCAAGTTCATCTTCACGAGTTAACTTTAAGGCCTCTTCTGCGCCATATAGTAATTCAGTCAATGTAATTTCTTGGGTTCTAATAGATTTTAGTAGTACATTAAGATCTTCTTGTGCGTAGGTTTCTTTAATTAGCGCAATCGTAGTTTCATTAATAGCATTAGCAAGTTCTTTTTCAAGAGCAATCTGTCTAGCAGTTTTAGTACCATTAGCAATAGCCAATTTCTCAGCCCAACCTGCTTGTACTATTTCCTCTTTACGTACTTGTATAGCATCAAATAGTGCAAGATTTGACTCATCAATACCTTTACGCTCTTTTTCTAGTAGTTGTGCTCTTGTAGCGGTTAAACTAAATAGCTCATCCATTAGGTCTTGCTTTTGAGTTGCCACCAGTAGGTCTATCTGTGCTTGTTTCCAGTCCTCAACTAATTTCACTATATCTGTACTAGTATCTTGTGCAGCTTCTGCTAATGCTTTTAATTCATTAAACTTTTTAGCCCCCTCTATCTCTACTAAAGATTTAGCTTTATCTAAGGCACTCATACCCAGCTGCTGGATGCCTAGGCCAAACTCTGCTATTTCGACCTGCATGTCATATATAGCATCCGCTAAGGCTTTAATGGCTTCTGGGCTTGGTGGTTCTGTAAGAACAGGTCTATCTGGTGCATTTGGAAAGAATTGTCCTCCAGTACCAGAACCTCCAGTAACCTCTCCTGTAGTAGGATCAATGAATATAGCACCATTTCCATCTCCATAATCATCTGGTAATTGATACCCTTTAGTAGAGTTTCCTGACATCTGCCCAGTACTTATAGTTATATCTGGTAAAGCTTGTGTACTTGCTAAATCTGGTAGTATTTCTGATAACCTTACTGTAACCCCTAAACTACCATCTTTACCACGGCTTAGTGGCATTATAGCTTCTGGGCCCGCTTCCCCTGCTATACCCATATCAAACATTGTAGGTTTATTAACTATAGTATTTTTAACTAATCCACCTAATGCAAAAGCAGTAGTTGAACTTGGTATAAATACATTACCTAAGGCAGATGCAGTAACTGAAGATGCCGGAGGGCCTGGGTCATTATATACAACATTTACAGTAAAGGTTGTTGACCCCCCTAGACTAGCAGTAGCCGCAGCGGCTTCGCCAGCTCCAACTACTATAACGTTAACTAGCTTATCTACTGGGTCTCCTAAACCTGATATAACTTCAGCAGTAGTTTGCTCACCTTTAGTAGTAATCTCTATTACTGCTGGACGAGTTTCTGTGATATTCGCTATTACATCTTCTGCTGTTACAGAATCAATTTCTATACCCATAAAAATAGGGTCTGGTTTTTGCAAATTAGAAATTACAGTAGCTGCTGCAGTATCGTCTAAAGTAGCTACAAAATCAATTATAGAGTTTGAAACGAGTTCTTGTTTAGCTGCAGTTGCTGAGGCATCATTAAGTACTGCTGTAATATTTAAGGAAGCTATCTCAGTAATTGCGTTCTTAGCTGCATCGGCTTCCTCAGTATCTAAGTCTGCCATTATTTCTAGTACTTCTGGTTGTATTAATAAATCTTTTGTTTCTTGTGCTATTGCAGGTTCTAATAGTGCTTCTATTACTAACCATTGTGGCTCTAATAATGCATCTACCTGTTCCTCTGCCATACCTGTATCTAATAATATTTCTTTTTGAATGTCTAAGCTAGAGGTCAGCTGTTGTAGTTCATTTACGGTATCTCCGGGCTCTAATATGGCAGATATAGTTAATGGTGTTTGATCTGCAAAATATTGCATCTCATCATTAAAGTCTCTAAAGTCTATTTCTGATATGCCTAAATCTTCGGCAGTAAATCTAGTAACTTCCTTGGCTTTAGCAAATACATTAAATAGAGAGTCCCCTAGTCCTTCTTCTATTGCATTACCTGCAATACGTATGCTCTCATCAACTAAATCTTGATCCCATAGAGGATTTAGATCTATTAGTACTCCATCTTCATCCTCAACCTGACGTTTGCCAGTTAAAAATCCGTCTAGTATTGCACGGGCTTCTGTATCTGATAGATTTTTTCCTAATCTCTCTCCGGCGGTACTTAGTGCAGTTTCTACTCTAGTTAGATCATCTCCTTCAATACCTAATCTTACTGTTATATTTCTAGCATTACCTGCCTCTACAAATTCTGAAAAGTCTCTAGTTGATCTTCTATCTAACTGAGTAATTACATCTACAAAAATAGGTTCAGATAGTTGAGCAAGTGCATCAGTTGCAGCAGCAATATCAATAGCGGCTGAAATCTTTACATTACGTGCCTTTGTTAAATCTAGAATTTCTTGATCGGCAGCTCCTGCGTCAATACGTGCTTGTATTACAACATCAGTATTTTCAGCGAGTGTAGATATTTCTTCAAAACTATTACCTGGTTCCAATAATGCCGATAATGTAACTACTGACTGTTGGCCTAGCTTTTTAACTGCTGCTGCCATTTTATCACTACTATCTGCTGCTAGTATTGGATTCACTAATAATTTATTAGATTTAATATAATCATTTATGTCTATTCCGGCCTGGTTAGCTTTTATCTGTAAGGTATATTCAATAATCTTTATAGCATCTGGTTGACCTTCTGCTGTTAGGATATCCATGAATTCTTTAGGTATATTACCTTTACTTATAGTTAAAACATACTCTAAGGCCTTACTTTCAGCATTAATAAAATTCATAGTATCTGAATCATTAGCCTTTATCGCTATACTCATTCTATAAGTAGTATCAGCAGCAGCGGCCAATAATATGTCTTTAGTTTCACCAGTTAATCCAGATACCCCATCCGGACCTACTAGGGTCATCTCAACTATTCTACTAGTAGTACTAGTATGTTCAAATACTAGAGATTTATCTTCCTCACTTAGGCTATCACTCTGCAGGGACAGTATAATATTACGCTGCATACGATTATTTAAAGTAAGAAAGTTACTAACATCTTCCGAACTCATACCCGGGGTTGACATAATGAGCCCAATATTAGCAGTAACATCACCAAATGAACCAATAGCTAATTTTTGTAGTACTGGGTCTAAATCAGGTGTTTCTATGATAAATTTTAGTGATTTATTACTTAAGGTTAATAAGTCTATTGCATCTTGTTTATTTTGTTCACTATGTAGGTTTAAATCAGATACTACTATCTGCATAGCAGTAGTTAAGGTTTTGCCCGCATTAGCTAATAATAGTTTAGCTCCTTCGTCTAATCCTTCTGATTTTACCCCTATTGCCATAATAGACGCTAGATCTGTAGTTGCTCTATATGCAAGGGTTTTATCAGTATAGGACATTGCAGAGTCTTGTATTGCTAGAACTGTATCTGATAAAGCGTTACTAAGATTACTAAAGGCTACTCTAGTATCGGGCATTAGTTCGGTTTCAAAAATAGTTTTGAATGATGCTAATATACCATTTATAGCACTTATAGCTTCTTTATCTCTTAAATCATCTTTATTAAGTCCGGCTAACATATCCTGTAATTTTTTGACAGCATCCTCTAATGTTTTTGCTGCTTCTGATAGTTTCTTTAAGCTATCAATTACTTTTAGTAAATCTTTTTGTGTTTTTGTATATGCTGTGTCAAGTTTTTTCTGTAAAGATAATTCATCCTCACTTATTTTCCCACGCATTATAGCTAATTCTTCTTCTAATTCCTTAGTTTGCTCGTTTACTTCTACTAGAGCTAGTACACTTGATTGAAGTGCTAGTACACCGGCAGTAGCTTCTGCGTTAGCCTTTATAGACTGGTCCATAGCTAACTTACCTTTAACTATACTTAAGTACCATGATTTTGTTACTTTTTCAACAGCAGGCATATCTACTTCGAACTCACTAAAGGATTCTTTTAGATTATTAGTAGTTACTATGGTCTTATCTAAATTAGAGTAAAAATCTTGAAATAAACTATCTAAATTATTTATTAAAGGCTCTATTCCTCCGGCAGCTTTTACTAAACCTTCAGTTAACTCTAGATTTCTAACTGTTAAACTACTATTAGCTTGATGTACATCATTAAGTGCTTCTGTGTAAGCTTCGGTAGCTTCGGTAGCTATCATTTCTGCGGCGGCTATGTCATTAGCATTTGTTTCAACAACATCTCCACTTTCATAGCTATGTGTGTACTCAATTTTTTCCGGAATTTTTGCTTTAGCTGCTATCATTTCTCTTTCGGCGGCAGCTAACTTATCATTCATTTCCTTTGTAGCTTTACCTGCTGTTTCTGGTATACGTGCTAAAGACATACCCATATTATTCATAGCTGCATTAATACTGGCACTATTATTAGTTACTCTTGAAACTGTTTCTGAGAACCCCTCGCCAAACTCTCTAAACTGTTTTAGCTGTGGTGCTACTTTCATAGCTGCGTCATCTAATATACCACTAAACATTGCATTTAATTCTTCTTGACTTTCTTTACCCGTTAGTCCTCTTAAAGATGCTGCTATATCAATATTTAAAGAATTTGCTCTTTCTAAAGTTTGTTCGGCTGTAAGACCTAATTGACTTCCTTGAGCTACAAGGAATTCTCCCATATAGTCAAATGTTTCTCTAATTGCAGCCTCTGCTTTAGTTTCTAATGGTTTTACTGCGGTATTTACAGAAGTATCAGAACTGCCAAAAAACCCGAATATTCCTGAGTTTGTTTCAGTATGTTGAACTGTTTCGAACTTTTTAATTAGGCCATCACCAGCAGTACTTAAACTAGCAAGTGTACCAGTAAACTTAATACCTGCATTAATAATTTCAGTTGTTTCCGATGTAGCAAATAATCCAAGTAATCCAGGGTTGCTAGTACTACTCTCTACAGTGCCAAAATCGGATCCAGTACGTATACCTACTTCCCCATATGCAGCTTTTGCTACTTCCCCTATACCTTGTTCAATATTTTTTAGATATAATAGTGATTGTCTAGTGTAACTATTATCAGCTACTAAAGAATCGCTAATTACTTCTAAGTAATCTAATGAGTTTTGTATAGAATTAGATTTAGCAGAGGTATCCCCGAACACTCCACCACCATTATCTACAAGGTTTCCATCTACCCAGCTTTGCCCAGTGCCTTGGGATTGTTGCATGTCTGCTGCACTAATACCTGAGGGTACACTAGGTACTGAGCCACCACCACTACCTGCCAGAGCTGCAATCATAGCTACAAATCCTGCGACTGCAGCTAATCCAGCGAAACCGCCTTGTGATACTAAGTTGGCGGCTCCACCAGCTATTTTAGCAGGTAATAGTCCGAGCTGTGCAGCCATCTCAGCTGCTTTCATGGCCATACTAGCCATGTGTACGCCTGTTTCTACTGCGTTTAATACCTTATATGCAGCAGTCTTTTCACCAAACATTTTCTTAGCTGCTCCGGCGGTTTCACCAATACCCGCTAATTCCTCTTCTGCCGATTTTTTCTTAGATAGTGATACCTCTTCATCTAGTTTTGCTAGGTCTTCTTCGCTAGATACTCCATCCTTGACTGCTTTAGCTAGTTTTTCTTCTGCAGCTGTAGCCGCATTCTTATTTTTAATATTATTAGTAGCTACCTTTTGCATGGTAGTTAAAGTTTGAGATAACCCAGTACCAAATTTAGCAAAACTTTTACCTACGTCACCTAAAGAATCTGCTAGCCCATTAAATGCACCTTCAATGCTATCTGCTAGTTTTTGCATTTTTCGCATTTCATCATTGGCTTCGGCAAGTGCTTCTTTTTCTGCTCCAGTAATATCTAGTGATAATCTTTTTGCTTTTCCACCTGCGTTTATTAGGTCTATTTGATCTACGTATGCCGCATTTATTTCTATTAACTTTGCTACCGCTTCTTTATGTGCATCTGACCCTGGGTCTGCTGTTGATATTTGTGCAATAACTGGAGCAGCTACAGCATCTTTATTTGCTGTAGCAAGCCCAATTTCTGCTTTAATTCTTGCCTCTTCTTTAACTTTATCAATTAAATTTTGTTCTGCAACTAAGCGCTTTTCATCATATATACCTAGGTTTTTCATACGCTCTAAATTAGCGTCTAAAGCATCTAAGGCTAAATTATTATAGCCTTCGGCTAGTTTTCTTATGTCATCTTGTTTTTTTAATTCTTCTGTTATTACGGCTTGTGCTCTTTCAGTAGTACTATTTTGTTCCTGTATAATAGCATTAGTTATGGATGCTTCTTTAGTTAGACCTAATTCTTTCATCTTTAATTCATAGGTAGCTAAAGCTTCTTGTTTCTTTTTATCCCCTTCTGGGCCTTTTAAAGTTCTATCCATTAATACACTATAGTAATCTTTGGCAGCATCTGTTAAGTCTTTTTGGTACTGAGTTTCTGCTTTTAAATCTGAAGCAACTCTTTCTCTAGCTATTGCTTCTTCTGATGCATACCCCTTAATACTTTTTACTCTATCATCTATAGCTTTAGTATTAGCAAACTCATTATCTGCACGTTTAATACTTAGTCCATATGCCTCTACACTATTCTTTAATCCTGCTAATATTCTTTTAGATTCTTCTGAGTATTTTTCGATTGCTTTTTTAGCTCCTGAACCTTTTCCCATTAAATTAGATAACCTAACAGTAGCATTATCTAAAAATACTTTTAGAGAAGCATTAATAATATCAGGAGCTACATTTGCTGCGGTTAGTGTTTTTAATATATGAGCAAATTGAATATATATAGGTAAAGCTTCTGCGGCTAGCTTACCTCCAGCTAAAATAGACTTACCTAATTCTCCAAAAATAGTAGAGGCGTTTAATGCGGGAGGTGCATTAGAGTCTATAGCACTAGATAGTGCATTATAGTAAGTAACTGCTTCATTAGATATTAAACCTTTTGTAGAGTCCCCTAACTTATTTTGTGTTTCTACTGCTTTAGTAGATATATCTGATAAGGTTTTTGCTGCAGTAACTGCTTTAGTAGACATTGATGTCATACCTTCACCTAATTCACCTAAGCCTGCTTTACCAGCAATGGCTTCCTGAATTAAAGCTCTTAATGCGGGAATGCTAGACTTAATTCTAGCTAAATCTTCATCATTAAATAGTGTTCTAGATGAAGATTCTGCAAGTTTTACTTTTTCTAGTGCGGTACTTAATTCCTTGGTATAAGCTAATATTTGCTTACCTTTATCTGCTACGTTAGTATTACTACTAGATGCACTTAATTTTCCAAGATTTTCAAGATTATATACTTCTCTACTGAAAAAAGTGTCGTTACGCTTAGCCTGTTCTTCTAGTGTCTTTAATGTTAGTTCTTGTTCTGACTTTATACGTTCAGCTGTATACTGTTTAAATGCATCTATTTGAGAAGTTAGGGCAGTAGCAAATTTATTATCAAAAGCTGCTTTCTGTTCTTGAGATTCAAAACCTTTAGCTTGTTCTGTAGCTAGTTCCCTATAAGTTTCTCCTAAAATTCCTAATGTATCAGTATATGCTTTTAACTTTTCTTTTTGTTCATCTAATGCCTTGGATACATCATTAGTTATACCTAGCCATTCTTTGGTTGTATCCCCAAATAATTGCCATATAGTAACTACTATCATAATAGGGCCAAATGCTGCACTTACAGCCCCTATTAGTCCTTTGAAACCTAATGCGAGTATTTTTGTAGCTCCACTTGCTGCAGTGGTGGTTGAAGCAAAAATAGATGTAATCTTTGCCCCTGTACCTAAACTATTTGTAAGTGTAGGGATAGCCTTACCTGCTTCTTGGGTAGCTTTACCCATATTGAGCATTGCTGCACCTGTATCTAATATACCATTTTTAAATCCAGCCCATCCTCCTTGATTAAAAGATGCAGATATTTTTGATAAACTATCTGTCATTAAATCCTTTAAACCACCTTTATTTATTGCCGATACTGAAGCAATTTCAGATGCAGTAGCTTTAGCTTTAGCAGCCGCTAAGTTAGTAGCAGCTAAAGTCTGTGCGTTCATTGCTTCTACATCTTTTGTCTCTACAGGTAGTCCAGCAGCTACTGCAGCGGTCATAGATTTTTGTGCTATAGCTGCTTTTTCTTTTGCAGTTGCTAAAGCTGATGTGGCTGCTGCTTCTGGTATACCACGGGATTCTGCTACCGTAGTCATATCTGGTAATTCAAAAGTAGCTCTAGATTTATTTGTAGAGTTTCTTAGTCTATCGGCTTCTGCACTAAGTTTCTGTAGACTAATAGTATTAGCAGCCTCTTCTTTTTGTAGTATATTAAGAGTTCCTTGGGCATTAACACGTTTTTGTATATCTATAAAATGTGCTGCAGCTATATCTTTTGTTTTTGAAGATAAGACTAGATTTTCTTTAGTAGAATTAACCTCTAGTACTCCGGCATTTACTAGTTTATCAATATATCCCGCAGTATCCTTTTTAAACCCATATTGAGATTTTAATGATTGAGTAATTTGATGCTCTATATCTGCAGCAGATTTAAGCTTAGATAGATCACTATACCCATCTGTAAGATTAGATAGTTTTGTAGATAAAGTTTTAGTACTAATACCTGCAGCACCTCCTTTTACAGAGGCTAAAGAATTAAATGCGGTTTTAGTACTTTCTGCTGTTATAGGGTTAAGTCCGCCTAGAGCTTTAATCTCAGCCTGTCCTTTAATAATAGCAAGCTTAGTAGTACTTATATACCCATCTACCTGTTTAAGCATTGCAGCATTAGCTGCGGAAGCCTTATCTTTATCATAATTAAATATACTATTAAATAATCCACCAAGTTCTGGTACTACTCGTTTTGCTAATGTAGCTCCTATTAATATAACTAGTGCTTGCAGTCCGCTCTTAGAATCTGCCAAGAACTGCATTACTGGTGATATAAAAGTACTAAAAGCCCCTAATAATTCATTTAGAGCATTTTTACCTGTGGCTAAAAACTCGCTGAAAGGATCTTTAATTTCTGCAAATTTTTTCCATTTTTCTCCGAGACGTTCCACTTCATTAGCGTAAGCTTGAGTGCGCTGGCGTCCTGTTAAGTCCTCTGCCTTAACACCAATTTGACTAGCGTACTTATCAAAAGCTTGTTTACTTTTAACGAAAATACCTAATTCATCTAAAATTTCTTGTTCTTGTTTAGCGGTACCTTGTATAATACGACGTACTGAATCATTTGCGTCTCTACCTAAGGCACTAGCGGCTCCCCTGGCAATCTTAGTTAGACTTTCAATTTGTTTACCCGCTAAACCTGCAGAAGTACCTACATTACTAAACTGCATAGCCTCTGCAAAACTAATAGCATGGCCTGAGGCCTCTACTAAGTTATTTGAAATACCTTTAAGATTTGCTCCTACAGATACACTCATCATTTCGGTAGCTTTACTTAGGCGCTCTACTGCGGCAGCTTTATTTAATGCCTCAAATGCTGCGCCTACAGCAAATATATTGGCAGCGAATGTAGCGTATAGTTGTACTACTCCACCTAATCCTTGTGATTGTTTTGCAAAGTCACGTCCGGCCGCACCTGTACCTACGGTACCACGTACTTTTCCATATGCTTTATCATCAATACTATTACCTGCTGCAGTATTTGCAGTATTAATAGCAGCAGATCCTGGAGTAGAACGTGCAGCTGCAGATGTCTTAATACTACTAGCAGCTTTTTGTGCTCCTTCTAAATTTCCTCTAAGACTGGCTGCTTCTTTATTTGCTTTTTCAATATCTGTTGCTTTAAGCTTTAGCTCCATACCTATAACTGTATTTGCCATATTCTCTCCTAGTATAGCACTTGCTATTAATTTTATCTACCCTATTATACCACCTATGCAGCGCAGTGTAAAGATGTAAATTTATTCAGGCGTAAAAAAGCCCCCTAGCTTTTATACTAGGGGGCTGTCTTAGGTTTATCCTTTGGCTTATTATCAGATATTGCTTTAGATCTATGCTTATCTATCATAGATACTAAACCTAACATAGTCTTATGATCTTCCGCCGGCACATCTTCTATTATAAATAGATCTCGAATACCTTCTAAATGTTTCCCCATATAGACGCCGTTCATACCATCCCAGTCATCTCTAAGTTTACCGTAGAATGCAAAAGCTTCTTGGACTTCTGTAGGAAAATCCTCATAATCTACAGGTATTTCTTCTTCTATGGGTTCATTTCCCAGCATTTCACACATTTCAAAATAAGCGTCTTTAGTCATACTAACGGCGCTATTCTGAAAATATAGTGCTAAGAGTCTATTTATTTCGACGTACTGGCTTTCGTGAAATTTGAAAGATCAGTGACTGTATCACTAATGAAACCATCAAAATTGGCAGAGTTTTGCATTAAGAATAGTGCATTATCCTGGCTGTACTCTAGTTCTGCTTCTGGATCTTGTCCAGTTAAGTCTACAGGAGCTAACTGTTCTAGATAAGATAGTTTAAACCCTGTCCATCCTTTAATACATGCGTTAACATATAGTTGTAAGAATAACTTGTCATCAAGTTCTTCTACTGGCTGACGATTTTTAAAACTAGTTTTTGTAGCTTTCTTACGAATACTAACTAGAGTTTCTCTAGATAGAAATACCGCATCAATCTTAAAACCACTAAGTCCAGGATACTCAACCTCTACTGTTTTACTTGGTACTAGTAAAGATTTAAGACTTGTAACCGGTGATGTTGTTAGATCTGTCATTTTTGTGTTCCTTTAATAATTATAACACTTGATAAAAAGAGCCGCCAGTGATCAAGCTGGCGACAGGAGAAAATTAAACTGAGTAGTAACGAATAGAAATATCGTTAGTCTTGTCTAGCGAGAAGGTATTAGCATTAGCGATAGCGCTTGGTGTGCTACCGGCAGCAGTAAAGTTAATAGCTGTTGATACAACTGCTTGAACATCTACGCTAGGTACAGTAACAGTTACTGAAGGCATATCTAGAACAACCTTAGTACCGTTATTACCACCAACATTAATTACTAAAGAAGCCATAGGTTCAATAGCTGTTGGGCTTCCAGTAGTGATAGCTGCTAACATATCAGATAGTAGGTTACCAGTCTGTCCAGTAGTACCAGTCTTTAAATAAGCATTCATAGTACCAGTAATAGCACGTGTACCGGTGAAGTACGTAATAGGCATATTAATAGTACCTAGATTAGCTGGAGTTACATAAGTAATGTTATTATTGATAGTAATAGAACCACCAGTAAGAGCGATTGTATATGCTGTACCCGCTGCTGTACTACCTAAAGCATTAACTAAAGCTAGAGATACTGTGCTTAATTTATTAGTAATAAATGCTGCACTAGTATTTTTAGTAGTAACAGAACCTAGGTCAGTTGAATCAATAGTACTGCTTTGTGTTAGTTTAGTACCTTGTCCAGTCCAGGCTACTGTTGCAATAGCATCTAAACCGAAGTCTAGAACGGCTTGATTCATTGCACAGTTATCGATAACGTATGTTACGCTATCTACTAAGAAGATCATACCAAACTTTTGTAGTTGATTATAGTTAGATCCGCCGGCAGTCACTACTGAATAAGTAGATGTAACTGGTGCCCATGCTGATTTATATAAAGTAACTGTATCTGCAGTAGCTAGGGTAATAGCTGCGATAGCTGCACCTGCTGCCTTAGGATTAACTAATTCAATTTCGATTGAAGTAGCTGAAGGAGTACCTACAACTGTACCGGCAGAGTTAATAACTGTGCCATCTGTTGCATGTACAAGTCCACCAACTACTACCTGTGCACCTGCTACTACACCAGTTAAGGGCATTGCTGTACCAGAAATAGTAAGTTTACCAGCACCAGCTAAATAAGCATAAGCTACACCAGATACACCAGTAATAGTTAAAGTATTAGCTGTACTAATATCATTAACACCTAGTAGTGCATTCCATAGTACGGCTTCTTCAGCGGTAATGCTAGTAGTAGCATTAAATGGACGTACATAGGTAGAAAGAGAGAAGTCTACTGGAGCTAAGCTAGAGTTAAAAGAACGTTGACCGCGTACAGGAGCATTACCAGCTTCGGAAATAGTTACTGTATCAGCATTAGCATTCTGAGAAAAAGAGAATCCGTCTAAAACTTGGATTTCTTGGGTATTAGCGGCGGTGAATCCAGTATCCTGAACTACACCATAAGAGTTTACGTTAGTAGTGAAGAATACTCTACTATTACGTGATAGATTTAAAGCCATATTTTTTCCTTAATTTGTGTACCTTAGCGTCTAGACTAGATATTTATCTGTGTTTGAAGCTTTGGTACTTGTTAACCTACATTAGTTGATATCTCACCTGAAGATTGATTTCCCCTACTGCGTATGGGGCTAATAGGCCCTCATCTGTGGTGATAGAGGCAACTAAAATCTCAGTTGTCTCATAGTTTCTAACGCTGTCATAGACTAGTACTCTATTGGCGCTAATAACAGATTCTACGTCTTCTAGAAGCTGTTCGAGTTGTTCTGTAGAGTCTTCACCCTTACAGTATAATTTTAGGCTTATACCTAAATAAGCCCAGGTAAAATCACCTGGAAGGTACTCGCGTTGCTCAGACCCTGGGGACATGTATATAGACATGAATTCATTGACTTCATCCCAGAATTTTAGCTTTGAAAATGCGTTACCGTAAATATTAGAAGTATATTTTGTACCATCTAATTCTTCTTTAAGTTTAGCTGCTAAAGCTTTAAGAATACTTGTTCTTTTACTCATATTGACACAGCCCTTAATTTATTTCCTACCATTGTGGCAGCTATTTCATGTATAGACTTCGAAATTAGGAGCCTAGGGTCTCTTGTTTTTGGTGAACCTTGCTTGAAGCCCGGTTCAAAGGTTTGATAGGGGTTTTTCATATAACTGTAGAATGCGGTTATAAGGCCTTCTCTTGATTGGGACAATCTCTCTACTTGTGGAGCTGCTGCAAATCTACCGGTTCTATAATTTAATACACTCTTATCACTACCATTACCCATATTAGCTGAAATTACATCTTGTAAATGTGTGTTTAGAAGAACTTGTAAGTTTGCTAGGCTGTAGAAACGGCCCTGTAGGTTACGAATAGGGTTAGATTTTTTAGTAATATTTACAGGTTTAATTATATTAGATTTTTTACTAGATAATGTTTTCTGTATATTTTTACTAGCTTTAGCTATTTTTGATATACCTTGTTTAACAATAGGTATATTATTATTTAATATCTTAGTATTTAACTTTATGCTAGTTTTCTGTATCGGAGGTTTTTTATTTGTACTAATTATAGCAGCTACTGTATCACCAAAAGACTGTACTAAAGGTGTTGATCCTGGTGAATTTATAAATGTACGTATAAACTTCTCATTAAGTAATGCAGAGGATAATGCCGCTCTTGAAGCTTTATCTGTTAAAGTTATCTGACTAGCAGTATCTTTAAGGAAGGTACCTACTTTACTTAATCCTTTTAATAGATCTTCTAATGCCTTTTTTGCCGAGGAAGTTTGATTCTCCATACGGAAAGCTCTAGGATCAGACACATGTTTATCTGATAGAGCAGATATAGCTTTACCTATATCTGTCATAACATTACCTGCTTTAGTATTTAAATCCTTTAATTGTGCTTCAGTACTTACACTAGGATTATTACTAAATACTTCTTTATCTGCAGATATAAATAAACCATAATGATCCGCTAAATTACTTGAAATATAGTCTGCATCTGCTATTAACTTAACTATAGCAGCCACTATATCTAATCCTTGTATATCTGCTTGGTTGGGTATACTGACGGTACCTATAGGAGTAGGGTTACCAGATATTTTTAAAGAGTTACCAGTAGACTCTAGTTGTACATCAAAAAAATTCTTAGTACGAATAGCTAATATTCCTGTTAAGTGACCAGATTGAGTATTAGCTTTGAAAAAAGATACAGTATCTTTATCTGCACCTAATTTGTCATGCATATAATCTGCTAAAAATTCTACTAATTTTCCATGGGGAATATTTTTTAAAAATAAAGTATCTTTATAGCCTTTAGCCTCAGGATTATACTTACCTAATACAGCGTATGTTTCTGTTGTATTGCTAGAAGTAAACTGTTCTATATTACCTTTATAATATTGGTTTCTTGATTCAGGCTGTGTAAATTTATCTGAAAATCCTTGTTTTGTATTATATTTATCTAATACCCATTCTGAGAATTCATCAAAATCTATTTTGGTTAGAAAAGGTACTAAATTATTAAGATTGTTTTGCGCAATACTAGGTTCTAGAACTTTACCAGTAGGGGTATAGAATACTATATTCGATAAACTAAAATCATTTCTAAGTTTATCTAAAGAGCCTCTGGTTAATAAAGATTCCTGTCTAGATGCAGTTGTAGTAAGGCTTTGACGTAATTTTTTAGCAGATAACTGAATATCTGTCTGTTTTTTTATACTTTCTACTACTCTATTAGCAAATAGGTCTGTAAATTGCTGTACACTCATATCTTAGCTATAATTAGCCGCATACTGATCAAGCACACGCTTGATATGCGATGGTAGATTAGTAGTAGTTACATATTCAATCTGCACTGCATTAGTACCAGGTGCTTTATTACTATGTACTGCCATGTCATTTTTCAGGTAGTATGTAATTAGATCAAATACTGCTAGTTTTAAATCTTCAGGTAAAACCTCGAAGCCTGCAGTATATGTTAATTTATATCCATTTACTAAATGCGGAAAGCCCTCGGGCCAAATAGAAATGATGTTATGACTAAATTTAGAGGTAGCATAGTCAGTATACTCTACTAAGGTAGTATACGTATTGCCATAATCTGTAGAATACTCTAAGCTATTAACTGTTAGTACTGGGTACTCCTCTGGTACTAGAATATTGGTCCCACCTTCGTGGTGTTCAATCTTTGAGTCATTGACGTAGTCTACGAAGGTTCTACGGCAAATAGTCTTTACAAATTCACTAACTTTAGGAATTAAACTATCTATTTTAATATCTTCATTAGGGCTAACCAAGCCCGCATAAGCTTTATACTCAGCTCGTGTAACTAGTGGAAGTCCCATATTATATTCCTTATATTTTTAACAAGTACTCATTAAGCACTTGTTAAAAATAAGAGCCTAAGCTCTTATTTTAAGTTAATTATACTAACCAGCGGAAAGCAGAGATTGCTTGCCCAAGGTTTGTAGTCAACTGAGTCATACCTGTACGTAAAGAAGCAACTAGTACCTTACGTTGTGTTTCAACTAGGTCTTGTGTATCAAAACGTAGTCCACGCTGGTTACCAACGATAAAGTTATTAGTAGCTACAGCAAATGCACCTACGTTAGCAATATTACCACCAGTATTAGCACCCGCTGTTTTAGCAGGAAGTTCTGCTGAAACAATAACTGAGCTTCCGCCTACCATACCAATTTGACCATTAAGTACTGTAGCTTTAGGGCCTACCTTATCCATAGTCATAAAGTTAGTATCTTCTAATAGATCGTAATAGAATTCAGTATTAACAATAAAAGTAACATCGGCTGGGTCTAGTCCCCATGCACCCAAGTCTTTACGTAGTGCGCGAAGAATAGCAATAGTACCTGGATTAGCTACTTGAGCAGTTACAGCAGATACGTCATCATACTTAACTAGACCCTTGATAGGATCAGTACCGGCACCGGCACCTAACATATATGCTTTGTCAACAGATTTAGCAACACGACGAACCATAGCATCACGTACGATTGGAAGTAGTGCGATTAGAGAATCTTCTTCCTCTTCATACATCATATATTCGTTAGTAGCTA